GAACTTATGGAAGTTTTGATATAAATAGAAAAAAATAATTTAAAAGGATTATAAATGCCTACTAGAGCTTTTGCAGTTGAAGATGGTAATATTGGTTTAACCACAATATTAACCGCAAGAACTAAATCATTCAGTGATATTGATTTGACATTTACACCTAAAGCTTCCGGTGATATTTTTAAAAAACAACATGGTGCGGCAGTGAAACAAGCCGTAAGAAATTTATTACTTACTAATTTTTCTGAAAAACCATTTGTTCCTAACTATGGTGGCGATTTAAATGCTATGCTTTTTAGATTAAGCACCGAAATTGATGATACGACTTTAGAAGATGATATTATTAGAGCTATTGAAACTTATGAACCAAGAGCACAAGTTTTAAACGTACGAACCACATTAAATCCTGATAGGCATGAAGTAAAAGCAACTGTAACATTTAAAGTAATAAGTACACAAGAACAACAGAGTGTAGACATATCTTTGACGAGGTTAAGATAAATGGCAACAACTATAAGATCGGCTGATTTAGACTTTGATACAATTAAGTCAAGGCTGAAAGAATTTTTAAAAAAGAAATCTGAGTTTGCGGATTATGATTTTGAAGCTTCAGGTTTAAGCAACATCTTAGATGTTTTAGCGTATAATACACATTTAAACGGATTGACTGCCAATTTTGCTTTAAATGAAAGTTTTTTAAACACTGCTCAATTACGAAGCTCTTTAGTTTCTCATGCTGAATCGCTAGGTTATACACCAAAATCATTTACATCTTCTCAAGCTAAATTAAACTTATCTTACACTATCACTAACTCAAGTAGGCCTACTACAATAACTCTTTTAAAAGACACACCTTTTACCGCGTCAGTTGATGGCGTATCATACACTTTTCAAACAAGAGAAAATTTTATTGCAACTGACAATGGCAGTGGATTATATCAATTTGTTACATCAAAAGACTCAATTGATATTCCAGTGTTTGAAGGAACTATAAAAAATAAAACTTTTTTTGTAGGTGACGTTGCAGACTCACAAATATACGTAATTCCTGATGTAACGATAGACACTTCAACTATTGAAGTACAAGTTTTTGAAACAGCAACTAGCACAACGGTATTAGACACATACACAAATATCAATAAAGCTGTAAGGATTACTTCGGATTCCACACATTATCAAATTAAAGAAGTTCCAAATGGATATTTTGAAATAATATTTGGTGATGGATTTTCAACAGGTAAAGCACCATCTGCCGGCAATAAAATAGTAGTAAATTATCTTTCTACTAAAGGTCCGGTTGCAAACAATGCATCTACATTTTCAAATAGTACACAATTTACAAACACTGCACAATCACCAAGTCAAACATATAACCTATCAGTTACAACATCAAGCACTTCAGCTGGTGGAGCTTTTAAAGAATCAATCGAATCTATAAGACAAAATGCAGGAGTTGCTTTTTCTTCACAAAGAAGATTAGTTACTGCTGAAGATTATAAAGCACAAATAACAACTAACTATGGAACATACTTAGATGATGTCATTGCTTACGGCGGCGCGGATAATGATCCACCTAAATATGGATGTGTGTATGTTGGATTGAAATTTAAAGATAATATAACTACTGAAACTAAAGATTCAGTAAAAGATGAAATTACAACAGAACTTTCAGAAAATTTAGGAATTATGTCAATTGATATAATTTATCTAGATCCTGTAACATCTTTCTTAGAATTAACTACAACTTTTAATTTTGATCCAGATTTAACAGACACTTCAGCACAAGGTATGCAAACTAATGTAACAAACAAAATAAATGAATTCTTTGATGCTAATTTGAATAAATTTAATAAAGTATTCAGAAGATCTAATTTACTAGCTCAAATAGACGATATTAGTGATTCAATATTAAACTCAAAAATGGAAATAAAAGTTCAACAAAGATTAGTGCCTTCGGTTGGTTCGACATTATCATATACAATCAACTTTCCAATTGCAATTGCATCACCAGATGATGTTAATTTTAGAGTAACTACCACTAAATTTACATTTAATTCTAGACAGTGTTCAATAAGAAATTTATTAAAAACTAACACTCTTCAAATTATTAATGATGACGGAATTGTTGAAGTTGATAATATTGGCACATATAATGAAGCTGCTGGAAGAATAAATTTAACTGGATTTGCACCTACTGCAGTTGATGGCGAATCAATTAAATTTTCAGTAGTACCTGCAAACCAAAGTACTATTAGACCTTTACGTAATTTTGTGTTAAATATCGATAAAACAAGAACAAATACCGTTGCAGTTATAGATAATCAGAATACTTTAACGACATTGTAATATGCCAATTAATTATCATCATAATCGAAGATCTAAAAACTTCTTAGTAAGAAAAGTTAAAGATGCTCTTCCAGAATTTTATGCATCAGACTTTCCTAAATTAGTTACGTTTTTAGAAAATTACTACGAATTCTTAGATGATTCAATTGGAGCAAGTTCTTTTGATGATGATATACGTCAGCTTTTTTCACAGAGAGATGTACACGCGGCCAGTACAACATCACTTAATTCTATAATATCTGAAATAACTGGTGGATTGCCTAATGGTGATAATTTTACTGACCCTAGTTTTTATGCAACTAGATTAGCAGAACTTGCTAGAAACAAAGGAACAAGATTCGCTGCAGAAGAATTTTTTAGAGCTTTCTTTCAACAAGAAGCAAGAATTAGTTATCCTAAAGATGATATTTTTATTATTGGTCCAGGGCCATGGCCGGGTAGTCCGGTTGATTCATCGGATGCAAGTGTTTCGTTAATAGGTCCAGAGAGTCTTAAAGTTATACAAAATTATAAATTATATCAAATATATTCTATATTAATAAAATCTGGTTTATCAGTTAGCACTTGGAGAGAACTTTATAAAAAATTTATACATCCTGCCGGTTGGTATTTTCAAGGTGAAGTTGAAACTGTACAAGAAGCAAATTTAGGATTAAATTTTACTGATTTAACAGCCGATAGTATTAGACCTGATGTTATTTCTAACACAATTATAGAAGAAGCAATTTTAACTCCAATTGCACCATTTGTTGAAATGACAACATTATATGACAGTGGCGGAAGATCGTATAGAGCAAGTTTATCAGACGTTATTAGTAAGTATCAAAACTTAACTGCGAGTGATATAAATAAATTCTATCATAGTGTTGAACAATTAATTACGCCTAACTCATTCACATTTGATGATAGTGCCGCTAGAGATAGTGCTGGAGCAGCTACACCAGACTTCTCATTAACTTTAGAGACTATGGACAATGAAATGTTTACAAGATATACGAGTGATTCATCTTTCTGATATAAATAGAACTAATTAGGAATTAATTTTATGACAAGACAAAATATTAGTATAGGTACAAGCGCAAATGACGGCACTGGTGATACTTTACGCTCGGCCGGACAAAAAATAAATGAAAACTTTGCTGAAATATATGAAACTCTAAGTGGAGATAGTTCAAAAATTTCAGCAAGCGTAAGCTTTCAAGACTCAGCTATAAGATACCTTGGAAATCCAAATGATGCGCACGAAACTTTTCTTAGAGTAGTTACACCTACAGCAGACAGAAATATCACATTTCCAAACGACACTGGAACTGTACTTTTGGATTCTTCAACTAATACTATAAAAAATAAAACAATTAATATTGCTGATAATACTATTACGGCTACTACAACAATAGGTTCAACTGCAGTTAATTTAGGAGGATCCGCAACAACATTTGCTGGTATTTCAAGTTTGCAAACTGAAACATTAACAAATGCAACCGGAAACTTACTCGTTAATAGCCATACATATATTACAGAATTTAGAGGCGGTGGTTCTACTGAAGGCATGATTCAGCTTAATTGCGCAGTAAATAGCCATGGTCAAATAATTAGATCTGCACCTCACAGTGTAGGTGCAACTAACACATTAATATTACCCGGCGGCAGTACAATAGGTAATGATAGTGCAACTTTATTATCAGACATTGGTACACAAACTATTAGAAATAAAACACTAGCAGCGAATTTACTTAACGAACCTAAAATTGGAAAAGCAATAAATGATTCATCAGGCAATCAATTAATATCTTTTACTAAAACTGCAAGTGCAGTTAACCACGTTAATGTTACAAATAAAAACACTAGTAATCATCCTATTATTGGTGCGGCTGGTGATGATACAAATATTAATTTAACATTGTCTGGTAAAGGTAAAGGATCAGTTGCAATAAGTAAAGCAGCATACGTTCATGATGATATTACTGCAAATGGAGCAGCTGATTCGGCTGCTACTCTCATAATAGGTAATAAAGGTTCTGCTTTAGCAGTAACATTAGGTGATGGAACGACAACAGGCGAATTTAAAATTTTTACAAACAAAGGTGCAGGTGCAATGACGGTAACACCTACTA